TCTGCTTTCCCATTCCATAGCTTCCCTTGTCAAAGCTTTTATCATTATGAAAAGCCTTTAATCTTTCTTCAGCTCTTTCATCTTGTTCATTGCTTGTTAATCCATCAAGAGAATCAAGAACATAAATACCACACTGGTCATTCTTAAGTGAATCACAAAAATCACTTATGTTGCAAAAAGCTTCTTCAACAGTGGTAGACCTAACTGGTTCTTCAGGCATAATATCAAACCCGTACATGCTCTGAGTATCAAAGCTGTATCCGCTTTCACAATCATCATAAACCCAGCGAAACTTCTTCTTATCCAAGTTATGATAAGCCCACGCAATTATCTCATTTGAAAGGAATGTCTTACCTGCTGATTTATCACCCACTATGTTGATAAACTTACCGCTTGGAAAACCATATGTTCCTTTAGCTCCACCAACAACCATGTCCAACAGCTTGCAACCTGTTAAAAATCTAATGTTCTCCACATTACTTCTCCCACTTGTAAACACGCCTTGATTTATACTCATTGATAACTTCTTCAACTTTTCTGCTGTCAACATAGATAATTCCTTTTCCTGGACCAATGCGCCTTGCATCAACTTTTTTATTTTTTGCTATTGCATAAGCCTTGTTTAACGGAAGATTATATTTGCTACGCATTTGACTAACTGTTATGTATCCTTCAGGAGCTTTCTCCATTGTCTTCTCAAACCATTCAAGAAACTTGTCCTTGTCAAACACATATTCTTTTCTACCTTCAACTTTAAAGATAAAATTATATTTCTTGCCAGCTAAATACAGCCCTACTCTAGTAATGCTGTATCCATGAGATTTACAGTATTTTAAAACATCATTTGTGTACACCAAAACCTCCTTTAACAATCAAAAGGGCATTCTTGCGAACACCCTTTTCAATTATGAGAGAACTAGATTACTTTGCTTTAACGCACTTGTCCCAGTTATCACATTCATCACAATCTCCAAACTTATCACAGTCTTTTCCAAAACAGTGACCAAACTTACAACCACCTTCTGATGATTTCTTAGGCTTTGACTTAGGCTCCTCATCCTCCTCTTCATCATCCTCGTCCTCATCTTCAACACGCTTCTTAGACTTTGCAGACTTCGCAGGCTTCTCATCCTCATCATCTTCCTCATCTTCCTCATCAGCATCATCTTCAACAGAAGGTTTCTTAACAGACTCATCATCATTTTCTTCATCTTCATCTTGACCAAAGAGAATCTTCTGAGCTTCCTCATATGTTGGAACATTCATAATCTCGTCAAATGAAACTGCAGACTTGAGAAGATCCTTTGAAAGAGGTTCATCTCTATCTTCAAATGAGAAGGACTTGTACTCCAAGAACTCAAAGTTACCTTTCTTAACCTTGTTAGCTCTAAACTTAATTTCCTTTCCATCTTCAGGATCAGCAAAATCAACAAATCCACCTTCGCCTTCATCATTCCTAGCTTCATCAATAAGTTCTTTCTCAAACAAGAAATGTGAAGTTTCAAAAATCTTAGGAACATCAGGTTCTTTCAAATCCTGCACGTTGTAGAAAACTCTCCTGCTGGGTTTAAGAGCATCAGCTTCCTCTTCCTTACCCTGTTTTCTAAGCAACGCAGACTGCTCACAAATTGGACAAGGCTTACCATACGTGCTCTTAAGACAAAGCACACTAGCTTCAGTTGGACCAACTCCTCTGTGAACATAAATGTCCATGACATAATCACTCTCACCAACTTCAAACTCCCCACGCTTAACAAGAGGGTGATTCTTACTCTTAATCTCATAAGGAATAATGTTAATTCTATTCCTTCCTTCAACTGGAACGTAGAAACTTATATCTCCTTCTACTTTCTTCCAGTCCATAACTCCAACTCTCGACACACCACCCTTATCTCTGCTCTCATAGCTTGTCTGATAACGTTTGGCAAAACTGGATTTCTTTTTCATCATTGTTTTTTCTCCTTCTCCGTAAGATTTTTACGAATGTCATTTGAAGTTTGTTCATTTATATCTTTAGATGAACCAGAAGCTGGAACTGAGAAATAACTTGAACAATAAAGTTTGACAAGATTGTCAAGTTCACCTTTTCTTACTTCCATTGCTACTGTTGCAACATAAAGCCTTCCATATGTTTCTTCAGCTTCTCTAAGTTCTCTCTTAGCCTGATTAACATCAGGATCAATTTCCAGCAGTGAACCAACAAATGATTCTGTTACCTTCTGACCCATTTCCTGATATTCATTTCTAAGAGCAAGATTTCTTTCTGCTCTTATGTATTCAAGATTATCCTTAGCTTTTGAAACATTGCTCTTTGCTAAAGACTGAGCTTCAGCATAAAAGGCATACCTGCTGGAATGAGAAAGACATTCCTCATCCAACCTGTACTTGTTTATTTTAAGATCACGCTTAAACGTCTCTTCATCAAATTCTTCTTTATCTTTATCATCAAATGAGAATCCTTGAGATAACGCTTCTTTCTTTGTCATTTAACTGCTCCAAAGCAACCTTTCTGACTTCTACCCTTATGTCCGTTCCAAACAGGGATTCTGTTGTCCTTATCACGTTTTCCAACAGCTTCAGTTCTTCTTCTGCGATTTTCACTCTTGTTTACACTCATTTAACACTCCTTACACTATTATATAATCAGCAACACGTTTTCAGCTTATCATTCCAACAAAATCAAGGCAAGCAACAGTTATTGCAAACTTACCGTTACGATATGTGTCTGCTTCACTAAAAGCCTGCATAGCCGCCACAGCCCGCTCATTGTATTTGTTCATAAGCACTGAATTCATATAACCCATAACTGATTGTCTAACCTTTTCAGGATCACCTAGATCTATACCTTTCAATATTTGAACAATTCTTGACCAACTGCATTTGTCTTTGAGAAGAGCTCTGCAAAGTTCAAGAGTTTCAGGATTATCATTCATATCAGCATCTTTCAAAGCTTCCAATCTTTCTTCATCATCTTCAAGATAAAGAACTTTAGCAAGAAGCTTCAATGCCTTTCTGCTTCCACCATTAGAAAGCTCAGCAATTCTTTCATAAACTTCAATCCCGCACTTAATCTTTTCAGCTCTTGAAACTTTCTTGAGAAGATAAATCATGTTATCTTTATCAAGCGGTTTAACGTTAATAACTGAACATCTGCTCTTCAATGGTTCAATAAGCTTCTGAGGATCCGTTGTGCATAAAACAAAGTAAACGCTTTCTGGAACTTCTTCCAGTGCCTTAAGCAACGCATTCTGTCCAGCATTTGTTATCATATGGACTTCATCAAGAATCCATATCATTGCACTTCCATCAGCTGGATTAAATCTCATTTTATCTAAAATATCTCTAGCTGTGTCTATGCCTCTGTTATCAGCACTGTTTATTTCCGTTATAGACAAATCACCAGCACCAACTTCACTTGCAATAATCCTAGCTAAAGTTGTCTTACCGCAACCTGCGTTACCAACCATGAGAAACACATGAGTACCATTCTCAAGCTCTTTCTTAATTGTTTTAACTGCAATATCATTACCAATAACTTCATCAAAAGTCTTCGGCCTGTATTTTCTGTAAAGTTCCATATCTACCGCCTTTCCACAAAAACTATATAAAGCACAATGAACAATGCCGCTACTGCACCTATTCCAAAGTAAATCTCAGCTGGAATGAGTATAATCCACCAAGACCAGCTAACAAAACCCAAAAGCTTAATTGAAATTAAAAACAACTGCAAACCAAAAGCTATTAGCAAGATACTCATAACAATGTCTTTTTCTTCTTTCACAACAAGCTGTCCTCCTCTGCTCTCTTTATCTTTTTCTTTCTCTTTCTACCAGCTTCTGAAAGCCAGTCAGTGCTCCTAAACGTGTATCTTTTATTCTTAGACTGAGACTGTAAACCTCTTATCTTATACACAATACCATCAGTCATAAGATTATTGGTAGATTTTAATGAATCCACTATAACATTTAATTCCCATTCTTCAAATATCATACTGCACCTCAAAACAACCAGTTGTCATCATCTAATGAAACTCCATAGTCTTTTATCCGCTTGTTTGCTAAATCTATATACCATTTCTTATCTAGATTATCTGGAACTTGCTTATTTTTAACATCACTGTTATCAATAAAGCATCTAACGGGAGTTTCAGCAAATCTTTCTATTGTAGCACCTTCATACTTAACTTTACCAATATAAGTATCATGCACGTTTTTACTCGCAAACACTCTAAAAGTCTTATCTTTTAAATACCTTTCATTATGCCAAGCCATCTTATAATTGCTTGAAACTCTAACAATCTTCTGAAACTTAATAAGTTCATTGCAGTTGTTAACAGTATCTTCTGGAAGAACATCTTCTGTTAAATACTTTAAAACAGCTTCATTAACAATCGGCAAATCATTATCAAGTCTGTTAAGCTCCTTAACATACAATCCTTTCCTTTCAAGCTTACCGTTTGTGAATCTAAAAACGTAGTTGTTCACATCTTTCTGCCAAATTTCATCTATTTCATCAAATCCAAGCCCCATACGAGTTCTGTTCATCCATTCTTGACAAACTTCTCTCATCTTGGCTTCAGCTTTATCATCTTTCACCATAAGAATAATTCCATCTGTGTTCGACTGAATTATTGTTGCGTAAGGTTCAAGATGTTCCAGCAAATCAACAAGCATAAGCTGTCCGTTAACGCAAATGTTGTTTGCCTGCTTTGGATCATAAGCTTTAGAATTCTTGTTTTTGCAAATACCATATGTACCGTTAAGAATAATCTTGTAAGGTGCTTGCTCTTTCTTCTTTCCAGCCTTCTTTAGCTCAACTCTCTTATCATATATTTCCTTAAACTTTTTCTTGTTCTTGCAGTTTCTCGTTAAGAAATCATATTCAATCATAATGCTTGGATAATAGCTTGTTACATCAACATGAAAGATTTTGCCTTTGTAATGCACTGGTTTATCCGGACATCCATGTATACCACCCCACCCGAAAGTATGCGGTATTCCGCAGACATCCATCACTAGATTATTATCTTTTGCATAATGCCTGTTCTTGGGATTCTTAAACCATTCAACTGCTCGCTTGTATTTCTCTATTCTAAGAGAATCAACAAACTCAAGGTCAAACTCTTCATCTTGTCTACCATCTGTTCTCTTGCATTCAAGTATGTTTGCAACCAGCTGAGCTTGAGTCAAGCTAATCATTGACAACGGAAGCTTAAACATATGAATTAATTCAACTTGACTATCATATTCACTTTTTCTTTCCTTAAACACTTCTATTGTCTGTTCAACATCATGCATACAGTACTTAATGCTGTCTAAAATTTCAGATTTAGTGAGAGGTCTATCAATATCAAACGGAACAGAAGTCTCACGCATATCATTACCCATAAACCCTTCAAGCTGTTTCAAAGAGTTTGAGCTAGTCATTATATCAAAATCATAAAGCTGAATATCATCAAAATCAAAACTGCTGTATCTTGCATCATTGTAAATAATATCATCATTTACTCTTTTGGGATTCATTCCACTAAGAATAGCTCTAAAAATATGAGTGTCATAGTTTCTTGAATTATAACCAACCCAGACTTGATTCTTATGCTTCCTGTGATACTCAGCAAGCGCATCTTCATCATTAACAATTATTGTTTTAATCTTATCTACTGGATTGATTATAACAACCAACCAGTCACCCATAAAAACTTCAAAATCATAAAAGTTGAGAGAATAAGGATAACTTTCTTTTGAAAACTCATCATATCCGTCAAGACTTAGCTTCTTGACCATATGAACAAGTTCATCATAATCAAAAACTTTGTAGATTTTCTTTTTAGGTTTAGATTCCGTTGACTTTACTGCAACATCATCTTTTAATTCATTTATATCATCACTTAAAAAAGACATTGTTTTCCTAATAAAGAGTGCCCTCTCTCAAAACCGCCATCAAGGGAGGGCACAAAGAAAAGAGAATCATACAGAGAAGGTACTCATGAGATGAGTGCTTGACTCTGAAACAAAAAGCAACCTTGGAACAACGTTTCCTTTCTTGTTTTTACCTTTAAGCAAATAAAAATCAAGTGAATGCTGTGACATAGAAAGCATCATAACAGCATTAACATACACAACAACTGAATCTTCAATCTGTGGAGCATCACTTTCCCAAGAAATATTCTCAACATACTTTCCACTAGACTTTTCAGCTGAAACTTCAATACCTTCA